AAATGGAAACAATAAAGATATTCAATAATAAAAAATCAGGATATCTTTTCCATTATGCTCACTTTATATGTGATGCATTATTTACTACTTTTACGAGTAATCCCGAGGCTCCAACAGTAAAAAAGAAAATCTTAAGAGCTGAGCATCCAGAGCAAACCTTAGGAGTATTTAAAAACATCTTTGAAAGAATTCTTAATTGCGAAGTAGAAGAAGTCCAACTAAGCAAAATTATAGAAGATCCAGATTTAATTAAAATTCCAAGAAAAGAAAATCTATTTAATGCTTCCTCTCTTAATAATTTTAGAAGTTTTATATTTAAGAAAGTTTCTGAATCAAATATAAAAAGAACGACTCCCTTTCCGGAAGTGCTTTTAATAAAAAGAAAAACTCAAAATCTGGTAAGCTCCCCTCGTATGAGATCTTATCTTGACAAGTATAAAGAGTTTGCAGAGCAACAAGAAGGAGAAGACTGGAGAAATGTTCTTAGTCTGGGTGACTTATCAAAAAACGGATCGGAAAGAAGAGAAATAAACAGGATCGATACTTTAGATAGAATTCTAAAAGAAATATACAGAGAAAGATATCAAGGAGTTTATTTAGAAGATATAAAGTTTGAAGAACAAGTTGCGTATTTTTCTCAAGCCCGTGTGATTATCTGCGCCCACGGCGCCGCAATTTCCAATATGATGTTTGCCAATCCTTTATCTACCCTTATCGAAGTTAATGATTTCCCCGGTGGACACAATCCCTCATTCCCATTTTTTGACACAATAACTACTACCCTTCAATGTAGGCATATAAAAACGTCAAATCATTTGGAAAAGATAATTGGAGCTATACCAGTCTCATGATGGATAAGTTTGTATGTAAAGAATGCGGGAAAGAGTTTAAAAGTGAACGCTCTTTACATGCTCACCTTAAAAAACACAACCTTACCGTAGCAGAGTATTATACTAAATTCTATCCAAGATACAATAAGCTTACAGGGGAACCTTTGCCATTTAAAAATAAGGCAGATTATTTTAGTGACTATTTCTCAACCTATCAACAGATGATTAAGTGGTGCAATGCGTCTGATCCTATAGAAGTAAAAGAGTATTTGGGGCAAAGGCTAAAAGACCGCATACAATATAAGAATTTAGAATACGGGCCTTGTCACTTAGACATGAGAACAAAGAAGATGCCTCCTATAACTTTTTATAAAAAAATATATGGTAGTTATTCAAAAGCCTGTGAAGAGTGTGGCGTGGAGCCTTTATATAATAAATCTCTACCTGCAGATTTTTGGAAACCTAATAAAGAAATAGAAGATTTAGATATTTTTATAGATACAAGAGAACAACAGCCTTTGGAGTTTAATAACTCTACAAGCATGAAATTAGATTTCGGGGACTATACAATAGGCGGAGATCATTATGATTATACCTATATAGATAGAAAAAGTGAGAGTGACTTTAAAGGAACATTAGGTATAGGCTTTGATAGATTTAAAAAAGAGTTAGATAGATGTAGGGAGTTCAATAGTTATTTATATATAGTAATAGAGAGTGATATAAAGAAAATATATAAGAACAACAATTTCGGGCCACATAAAGCTAATCTTGCGTATATTTTTGTAAATATGCGCAACTTGATAAAAGACTATCCACGAAGATGTCAATTTATATTTACTGGCAGTAGAGAAAAATCTATTGAATTAATACCTAAACTTTTGTATCATGGTAAAAGGCTATGGCAAGTAGATATGCAATATTTTTTAGACTTGAAAGACTATGAAGACGGAATCTCGAAATGAATTTTTAAACTTTAGAGTTTTCGAAGAGTCTATTGGTACCGATGCTGCTGTTAAACAGGAGATGGGTGCTGACTCGTATAAAGAAGGAGGAGCCTATCAAATACCCGAACAACAAGAATTCTATAAGACGATTGCTAAAGATTGTAAGAGGATTTTAGAAATAGGCTTTAACACTGGATCTTCCTCCAAAGCGTTTTTAGAAGGTTCTTCTGCGAAAATAGTAAGTTTTGACTTGGGAACTCACGATTATATAGACTCTTGTAAAAAAGATATAGATAAACAATACCCGGGACGCCATACCCTTATTCTGGGAGACAGTACTCGTACAATTCCCGACTATAGAGATTCGTGCGATGGAGAGATATTTGATTTAATCTTAATAGATGGAGCACACGATTACGAAAATGTAAAAATAGATTTTTTAAATTGTAAATCTTTAGCTGACGAAAAGACTGTAGTAATTTTAGACGATGTGTGCATATGTCCTCCATTGGTAGAAATTTGCCCATACTTACAGGGACCAACTAGGGTATGGAGTGAAGCGATAAAAGCAAATGAAATCATTCCTATGGCATTAGCTGGAGAGCAGTATGTATCCCTAGCGAGGGGAATGGCGTGCTTTTATTACAAATTTTAAAATGAACAAGAAACAAATACAAAAACTTAAAAAGATTGTAGGCTATAATCCTGATCTTCCCGAGCATAAGCGTCTCCTAAGAAGGCTTAAGAAAGAATATCAAAGTATGCCTAGAGACAAAAAGGTTAATTTAATAGAAGATCTTAAAAAAGCATTTAATAATGAATGAATTACCGCCAGCAGCTATATTATCCGCCCCTCGTGCAGGAAATCATTTTGTAAGATATTTAGTGGAATTCTTGTCGGGGCGTTGCACCCTAGGAATAACTCGCTCCATGGAGGAAGTTCAAGAAAGCGGTCATTATTGGAGAAATGGAGATCCTATAACAGAGGGAGACTC